AGCAACTTTAATTTGACCAAGCAAATTAGTTTGTAGTGTAGTTTCAATATCGTCCCATGATTGTTCAAGATGTGGCGTATTGCCATGTGGATCAACTCCACAGCTTACTACCAAATAATCATACTGGCTTAAATCTGTAGCATAATCAAAAGTTTGAATATCAAACTCTTGACGACCTACACTGGATACGTCGATATCAAAATTACGCATTATTTCTGCAATTGCAGAACCAATACCAGTTGTTCCACCAATAATTAATGCTTTACGCACAGGCAATACTCACAAAATCTTTATTCAACGTCCAAAATCTATCATAATCCATAATAGCCCAACGAATATCTTTATATGTGTATAACATATGATATTCTACAAATAGTGGATGGTCATAGTATTGGTCAAATTCAATTGCTACAAATTTACCTTTGCGGTTAAATTTCATAATAAGAATATTAAAATCCGTATCATCTGCTACTTCAAGCAATTGGTCTAGCCATACATTAAGTTGCTTACATTCGCCGCTAAACAGTTGATGAAAGGGAAAATCAGCATAACTTTTACATTCGCAGTTAAATTTTGGGAAACTTTGACCAGGTATAATATCGCCTTTGAATGAACGAATTTGTCCTTCGTGTAACACTTCTTTGCGTTTTGTATTAGCACCGCCAATATAAGCGCCACTGTTAGGAACACGGATAAAAGTTTCACCATATAGTTCTGTTAGATGTTTGGCAACATCACGTTCCCAAGAATTGCCTTTGTTTTTACTTTTGCTTGTCATTTAAAATATTCTTCTCTAAACCATTGCTTACCAAAGTTGCTGCTATCATTAACAACCGTACAATTAGTAATACAACTTGGTGTCCAATTATCTATTATATCATTAAAATCATTGATTGTATATTTTTCAGCAGCTAACCAACAACATGGAAGCAGATTGCCCCGATAATCCATATAAATGCTTTTTTCATTTAGCGCATGACAACTTACATTGCCACGACTAAGTTCTGGATTATAAATTTCTGGTGGTTCTAGACCTAACACAGGTCTGCTTGTAAAACGCTTGCTTACTTTTGCACGAAATGCAACAAACCCCATATCTTTGGCTAGTTGTTTGCATTCATCTACTTGATGTTCATTATGTTTGAATACTAACATATCCCAATGAGCACGACCACCGCTATCAATAAATGCTCGACAACTTTCCATTATCTTGGTAAAATTAGTATTACGACGATAGATATGATTAGTATCTGACAGCCCGTCTATGCTAAAAACACAATAGTCACGCTCACTGTTGAGAACTTTACCCAACTCATTCCAGAACATTTGTGTTCTTAAACTGCCATTGGTATTCATTCCTAATGTAATATTAGGATTGATTTCACGAAAATAGTTATAAATTTCTAATGTTTGTTTATGTGCTGCTGGATCACCATATGTTCCACACATAAACATTTTATCTAATTGCTGTATAAAATCAACTGACAATCGTGCTTTAATAGTGGATAAAGGTAAACTACTAATCTTTATATTTGGATTAATAGTGTTACCGTCCTCAGTATATCTAGCACACTGAGGACAGGCAGCATTGCATAAGCTTGTTGGTTCTAAATGTAATACTTTTACATTCTTTATATCAAAACTCATACAGTAGTTATGTCATTACCATATGAAGTAAAGCCATTTTCCTTAGTAACTGTTAGGATGTTTCCAACTCGTCCGCTCAATTCTTCACGATGTGACACAAGGAAGATGCTCTTACCACGTTCACGATTCATGCGTTTTAGAATAGCCAGTGAGTTCTCGACACCGCTTGCGTCCATGCCACTATCAATCAATTCGTCAATGAAGAGCAGATTGATATGTTGATATAGGTTTTCCCACACATCACGGAAAGCCCATGATAGCGAAAGAATAAGACGATTGCGTTCACCGCGAGATAGGTTATCAAAGTCAAGGTCGCGACCAAGTTCAGTGATTTCTACACTTAAATCGTTAATAAACTTAACTTCATGCGGCAATCCAATGGCACTGAGATAAGCACCAAGACGACTATTAAGATAAGCAAGGTTTTGATCAATGATCTTCTTACGAACAAAACTATCCTTGCTAACAAGCATTTTCAACAAAAACTCTTGATGTTCTTGCATTTGTGTAAGTTTATTAATGTTATCCCACGTAATCTCCATAACAGCATTTGTTTCCATATCATTGATTTGATCAACATATGGGTCGCTTTCGTTATGTTTTTGTTCTAAGGTATTAGCCAACTGATCAACAATGCTGCGATGCTCTAAGGCTTGCTCTAAGCTATCATAGTTAAGATTATAGATATCCTCACTATATTCAATAGTATTATCAGCAAGCTTTGTTTCTAACTGAGCAATTTCTTCATCATATGGATTGGGCTGAGACTGTTGACTTTCTAAACTATTTTGCAATTCATCAAGTGTTGCACGATGGCTTAGGGCTTCTTCAAGAGTTTTATAGATGACAGTTGGTCTATCACCGACATCACCAATTTCTTTAATGGTATCATAATGATCCATTCGCTGACCTTCACTTGCAATAAATTGCAATGCGCTTTCACGCAATGCACTTTCTTTTGCTGCAAGAATATCTGCCTGATTATCATCATGAAGTTCGCTGCCACAAGCATAACACTTATGGTTTTTAAGGTCTTCAATCTCTTTCTTTAACTTAGCTTGTGTTTTTTCTTCCTTGGCATTGGCAGCATCAATGGATGCAATCCACTTCTTTGCTTCATTAATTTGCTGTATCTTCTGATCATAATCAGCTAGCGCACGATGATTGGCAATTTCTGCATCAATATCAATATTAGCCAACTTAATAATCTTATCATTAAGCTGCTTGCAACCATCATCGTTCTTGCGTTGCCACATTTGACCACGAGTCTTTGCGCTGTTAAGCTGATTTTCAATCTGCTTCATAGCATTAACAAGTGATATAGTTTTATGATTAGCAATTTCTTTTTCAATATCAATGCTAGACAAATCAATAAGATTGCGTTCTAACTTATTAACATCTTCGTCATACTTGCTTTGCCATAGCTTTTGGCGTTTTTTAAGAGCATCAACTTGCTGCAAAATTCTTTCATTTGCATCTTGCTGCGCTTTAATACGAATCTTTTCTTCTTGAATTAGGTCTTTTGTGGTTTTAATTTGATTTTTAAGACCATCTGCCTTTTCACTAAGAATAGTAACACCAAGCAACTGTTCAATAACCTGTCGTTGATCATTGGCTCTCATGCTTAGAAATGGTTCTGTATAAGTGTTAAGAGCAACAACATGCTTGAACATATCATGCGACATACCAAGCAATCGCTCAATATCGTTTTGTGTTTCACGGCTATCGCCTTGACTATCATCCTGATAGCCAGTTTGTTCTTCGCCATCAATATACAACTTAGTAAACGTTGGTTTGCGACCACGTTCAATGCGATAAGCCCTATTATTAACTTCAAAATCAATCGTAACGACCATGTTTTTAGCATTGGTCTTGTTAATCAGATTATCTTTTTTGATGTTAGTAAGGGCTTGACCGTAGAGACCATAACTCAGGGCGTTGATAATGGTAGTCTTACCTGTACCATTACGAGCACCTGTATCATCACCTCCTAAATCCAAGTTCTCTCCGAGTACAAGAGTTAGGTCACTACGGTCAAAGTGAACAGCCTGGGTTGCATTACCCACGCTCATGAAATTTTTAGCGGTAAGACTTTTGATTTTCAACATTGTAATACTCTATACTATTATGAACAAAGATTCAATATTTTTACGAGAATTTTTTCATTAGATGATCTACTATATTATTATCATCGTAATTTTTATTTTGGTATCTATGATATGAGTCTAAAAACTCTTGATTTTCTAAAAAAATAGCATGATCTTCATAAAAAGATTCTTTATCTTTTAACATAGTTTGATTTATATTTTTAGTTATTTTTGTAAAATGTTCATAAAAACTATCTACATTCAATATATCAATGACAGGAAGTGAATATAATTTATTTGTATAACTGATTTTAGACCAAGAATCATGCAAAGAATTTATAATTCCATCAAAATAATTTTCAAGTTCTGGCAATTTGTCAAAATTATTTTTAACTATCCAGTCTACTTCAAAATTTTTATCTTTTATATAATGTATAAATTTAGTTTCTTCGTTAAGTTTTATGATATTTTGTATAGTAAAAAATAAAAATAAACTTTTATCTGGAACCGTTATACGAATATTGTAAAATGCAACATTTGTTAGCCATTTGTTGATATCAAGTTTTTGAGTACAATGTTTTTTAAAACAAAATAAATCAAAATTCATATTTTGCAATACTTTAATATCTTCTTTATAATAATTTACGTTAAGATCATGTGTATATTGATAATCATATATTGAATGACTACTTCCATTATTAGTAAAAATAAAGTTGTCTGGTAAATTTGAAAATCCAGAAATATATCTATGCATCATTCTATACACAAAATTTCCGTATGTGCCGCCAACAAAATGTATTACTACGGGATTATACTTTTGTATATTTTCTGATTTTATTATAGTGTTGGCAGCAATTTGGTGCTTCATAGACTATTATAGATTTCCATGAGAAGCCGTGTATCATAATGCTGTGTATCTAAATTTTGAATTTGACTTAGGACAATCTGGTCAACAGACTCAAACTTAACATCACCAATAGCGTTTTCTGTCAAGACCTCGCCACGATTTTGAATAAGGCTTAATTCACGAACCATATAAGTTTTAGCCATTTCTTCCTTGATAAAAGTTGCTTCTTCATAAGAAATGTTAATATCAATATTGACACGAGCATAAGTTTTGTTACTTAAATGCGTATCTGGATCATCAAGAAGCTGTGATAAGGTAAGGATGCGATAACGTGGACCATCCGTCCAATCATGATAAACTGGCTCCTGCCCCCACTCAAGGATCATTGCCCCACGAGCATCGTCCCAAGCGTCAGCATAGTTATGAGGAAAAGCATTGCCAATATAGTGAACATTTCCCCGCCGTTGGCGTTTATGAAAATGTCCCGTAAAAACCGTTCCAACATTTCCGAAATCATCGCTTTTTAATCCCCCATGGTCTGGCATTTCTACCATTGCGTTCATCATAAATTGCGGTAATTCAAAGTGACCCATCACATATCGTGACTTGATTTTGTTCATATTCTTGTGTTCTTCGCCAATTAGCCAAGGAACAAAGGTAACATCGCCTTCGGTATGTTGATCCATAACAAGTTCAATGTTCTTAAACTTTTCAATATAACGAATAGAAGTGACAGTTCTGCGGTCTTTATGATAAAGATCATGATTGCCTGGAATGAACAGCACTCGCAGCCCAATATCGTTAAGACGATTTAGGATACGAATAGAGTGATCCATTGTATTAATATTCAAACTATTGCGTGTATCGTGGAAATCTCCAAGAAATAAGATCGTATCACAGTTTTGAGTCTTGACTAAATCCAAGAACCAATCCATATAACGATCACAGTCATTGAGGAACAATTGGCTATTTTGCTTATAGCCAAGATGAAGATCGGTAAAAACCGCAGCTTTTTTGAACAAATTTGACATATTATTACTATACTCTAGTAAAAACTGTTTGTCAACTATTATTCTATGCCGTCAATGCTACTTCCGCCACCGCGCATAGCATTATCGGTTTGGCGAGTATAACTTGGGTTCAATCCATTCGCTTCGAGAATGTCGTCACGAAGGTGTTGGTTCCGCTTCTCAACGTTAAGAACTCTAGTAAAACTATTGGTAATAGTAGCAGTATAATAAGCAAAAGGGTTATTACTCTTACTTTCATCAAATTGTAACCCTACCTGTGATAGCTGTAGCAATGCCTGAGAACGCATCTCATCATTGTATGTATAGCCACGCCAGTTACCCTTTGAACCATAACGTTCGCATAGCTTAATAAACATACGAGCAAGGTTAGGAGTCATCTTGCCATGGTCTTTGTTAAACCATCCATTTTCAAGTCCGCCTTCCCAATGCGACTTAGCGCAGCAGATAAGTTCATCTGCTTCATTATATTTGAAATGTTGAAATGGTGGGAAGTTTACTTTGACATGATGGTCAGCCGTTGTCTTAAGGCTTTTCTTACGACCTGGCGCTAGTGGAATATGATCCCATGTAGTTATTCTGAAAACTACATCAGTTTTCTTGATTGTGTGCCAGTCAACGGCGTGACTATCTAGTTTACTTTTAATTCCAGAAGCAGTACTTGCTTCCCATGCTTGCTTTGCCATTCTATCGGCACGAGCACGTTTTGCCTCTGCAACTGTTTTTTGATTGATTTTACTTACGCTTGGCAAGATTAAATCATATACCTGATCTTCTGGTGAAAGAAAAGTGCAATATGTATTTTTACTACGTGCTATTTCTTTCAATAGTTCTTTATTTGTTAGATATGGGGTTCTTTTTGTTGGTGCTTTTGATATTGTCATGGTTACTATTATATATGGTTATTTTAATAAAATAAATATTTAATTGAGAGTACAATGACATTATTTAACATTAACCCAAGTCAGTATTATGGTAGAACGCCAAGCACTAATCAGGTGCCTGCTAATTTTACGCTAATTCAAAACCAACCAGCCAATAATGGCTATGGTATCCCTACTAATATTGCGGGTTATAGTGGTTATAACAGTAATCAAGGTGCTTTGCCTGGCACTACTGGATATAAACTGCCAGCACAGAATTATTTTAATTATAACGTTAATAATCCAGCAACATTTGGAACACAAACTTTAAAAACACGTTTAATTAATACTGCAGTTAATAGTGCATTGACTGGTTTAGTATATGGTTTAACTGGCGGTCCATCTACTGACCCAACTGGCGGTCGATTAAGTGGTACTGGCGTCGCACAGGGCGCAGTAAGTCGAAACCTAATACAAGCAAAAAATAGCAATAGTGATGTTGCGTTCCAAGATGATACTGATGATCGTGTTATTATTAGCGATCAAACAGGTCGTTTTATTGGTCAGAGCGATATATTTAAACCACTTAGCGATACTGGTGGAGTACTGTTTCCTTATACACCAGTAATTCAAGTTGGTCACAGAGCAAGTTATGAGATGATGAACCTTGTTCACACCAATTATACTACACCAGCTTATCAGCATAGTCAGGTAGATAACATTTCAATTCAAGCACTGTTTACAGCAAATTATCCAGCAGAAGCTGAGTATGTTGTGGCAATGTTGCATTTCTTTAGAACAGTTACTAAAATGTTTTATGGTCAAGATCAATTGGCTGGCACGCCGCCGCCTGTATTATTCCTGGATGGCTATGGACCATATACATTTGACCATATACCTATTGTTATTACTTCTTTTGATTACACGCTGCCAAATGATGTAGACTATATCAGTTGCACAATCAATGGCGATAAACAAAAGATTCCAACTACTCTTAATGTGAATATAAGTGCTGTTCCAACATACAGTCGCAACAAGACAAGTAACCAATTTGGTTTGGTCAACTTCTCGCAAGGTGCATTATTAAGCGATGGCGATACTGGAGGATGGTTATAATGGCTTTTACACCTTCAAATTATACACGCACAAGTTGCTATTATGGAACTCCAAGTTTTGATAACGGACAATTTTTAGATTTATGGAATAATCGTGCCATTCCTAAACTAGCAAATGATTTGATATTCACTATACCGCCTCAATACGAATATCGTCCAGACCTATTAGCTTTTGACTTATATGGCGATCCTACGCTTTGGTGGGTTTTTGCTGTGCGTAATCCAAACACGTTAATTGATCCGCTTTGGGATTTTACTGCAAACACTGTTATATATTTGCCAACTAAAAACACGCTACAAAACGCATTGGGTAGCTAAATGCCAACAACATTAACGCCTCAACAACAGTTAGCCGCAGCACAGAATCAATATAATTCTTGGTATAACCAACAAATAGCCAGCGGAATACAGCCAGATATTTCGGATATTAATGTACAAAAAAGTGCTATTTTAAACAGCGGAGCATATCCAGATTTAGATATTGGCAGAATAAATGCTGGTGGACAAACCGCCGAAGGATTGGTTGTTAACATTGCTCCAGATAGTTTTTTTGTTACTGGCAGCGGTAATTACACCGAAGATACAAGTAGTGGATATAGTGGAACTCCACTTTTAAACAATTCTGGTTTGGTAGTTACAGCAGAAAATTCAGACCAAGTAGCAGCAGCACAGGCAGCAGCAATAGCAGCACAACAAGCTGCAACACAAAGTGCAACCACACAAAGTGCAACAGATTTAGCGGCAGCACAAGCATCATTAGCAGCAGCACAGGCTCGTGTTGCAGCATTGCAAGCACAAACAGACAATACAACGGCTACAGATACTACGCCCACAAGCAGTAGTAGTGTGCAAGCCGCTAGTAGCACCACTAATCAACAACAAGGTCAAGAAATAATTGGTGTTACTGATACCAATGCTCAAAATGCTGCCACAATAGCACAGCAAAACGCAACTGCAAGTGCAAGACAACAAGCAGAATTAGCACAAACCCAATCACAGATTGCTGCAACCAACCCTGATAATACAGCACAAAGTAGCAATCAAGGAACAATTAGTGGTACAACAGGCGCAGCAAATAATAGCGTCACGCAACAACCGAATGGTACAACTCCAAGTGTGTTGCAACAAATTCAAAACGGTAATGCTGTGCCCGTTACACCAAATCAAGGAACAAATGCTGCTGCAAATGGCGTAAATGAGGATAATGCTGGGTCAGCAGTTCAAACTTCACCTACTAACTCTACAACATTTACTGATCAGCAAAGCACAACCAACGATTCGCCTGTGCCGACCATTCCTCAAGGCTCAAGTCAAACCTCTGGCGGCAGTAATAATGTAACCGTTACAAGTAGTGGAACAGCAAATGCTGTTGATAGTGGCGTATCTAATCCAAGTTCCGTTGTAAACAATAATAATTCAACATCACAGGCTGGCAGTCGTGTTAATATATTACACGGATATACAAATTATACCTATCGCATATCACTATTTGGCATTCCAAAGGATACCATTAATCTCATATATTCAAAGGCTATTACGCCAGGTAATGAATCGCTTCTTACTAATGGTGGTGTGTTTATATGTGCCGATGGTGGAAATGGTGGATATGCTCGAAGCAGTTATTTTCCTGTAGATTTGACTATTGATAATGTTGAATTAGAAACAATAGTGGATGCAACTAATAGCAGAACTCGTGCAACTAATGTAATCAGTATAAAATTTGATATTATTGAACCTTATACTGTTAATTTTTTAGCAAGATTAAAACAAATGGCTGCTAATATAAATCCTAATGGCAATTGGTCAACTACATTTTTTGTTATGAAAATTGAGTTTTTAGGATATAATGATCAGGGTCAACCGCAGTCCCCAAGTTCATCTGCTAGTGCAATACCTGGCACTACAAAATATATACCCTTTACATTTTTAAGTATGAAGTTTAGTGTAGCAAGTAGTGGTGGAAAATATTCTTGTGTAGGTATACCTGCTAATGGATTGGCATTGACTGCGCTAGATAACCAGATTCCATTTCATGTTGAATTAAGTGGTCAAAGTGTTGATAATATATTCAATGCAGGTTTATCAAGTTCAACGATTGTTAATGTTGGTCAAGCTGGCGGCGGCGGTTTAGATCGTTTTGATCAAGCACAGAATACAGTTGTGCAGAACGCTCCTATTGCGGGTAATCAAACAACAGTTTATCAAGGATTGGCACAAGCATTAAACACAAATGAAACACAAAAAGTTGAACAACAAACACAAACAAACCCTAATACCTACAAGTTTACATTTCTTGATAAATTAAGTAGTGCAGTAGTAAATGCAGATGACTTTGTTAAAATACAAAGCTTGGTTAATGCTAATAGTAATGATGCTAGTCTTAAAAAACAAATAGCAGACCAAGGAAAGATAGGTTCATTAACACTTGATTTAAAAGGCAAGAAGTTTACTTCTAATCCAGGCACTCGCATTACAGATTTTATTGGTAGCGTCATAACAGTTAGTGATTATATGCTTAACCAATATAAAACAGATGGTTCAAATAATAATAATACACTTAATACATGGATTATAACGCCTGTGGTCAATTTTAATGATATTGATCCCAAGACAAATTTTTATGCTCGTGATATTGAATATGTAATTGCACCATACAAAACTTATGGTCAAGATAAACCAGGATTTGGTCAATTACCAGTTCAGCAATCACAGATTGTAAAAACATACAAATATATCTATAGTGGTGATAATCGTGATGTATTAGATGCCAGTATTGATTTTGAAATGGCATTCTTTGAATATGTAAATGGTGTTCCAGCAAATTATCTTAATAAAGATGGTGATAACTTAGGTCAAAGTGATACAGAAGTTGATGCAGCTACTGGCACTGCTGTCAAGAAATTCTTTATGCCACGATATAAACCAACCAATGGACTTATTAATCGTCAAAATACTGGTGGAAGTAGCAAATCGCAAGCATCATTAAGTGTTCAAGAGTTAATGGACAAGTTATATGATAACCGTGGTGATATGATTTCTCTTGATTTAACTATTATTGGTGACCCAGATTGGATAAGTCAGGATTACGCAATATTGCATCCAAGTCTAATCGGTAGTCAGCCTTATCTTAATAACGGCAGTATTAACTTTAGTAATCCTGTATATTTTAATTTTTACTTTGCAACTCCTAACACAGATTACGATGATACTACTGGATTGTTTGGAAGTCTCAATAATTACAGTGAATTTAGTGGAATTTATAAAGTAGTAAGTGTAAAAAGTAGTTTTACCAATGGGAAATTTACACAAAAATTAACTAATTTCCGTGTTAGAACACAAACACAAACGCAGACCAGTGCTATTCGTAGTGATATTGTTAATCCTAATGCGCCAACTGCAAGCAATAATGCTGGCAACGCACCTGTTGCAGAAACACCTACCACTACATCTTATCCTCCAAATGGTGCAGATGGAACAGCAAATAATACAATATATCCACAGCAACCACCTGCTTCACAAAGTATTTTAACAACACAAGCAAATAGTGGTCTTAATGATGATGCTGGACATTAACATATCAGGAGCAATAAATGGCTGACCCATTATCGCAAGAAGGCACACGACAGACAAGCAACACTAAATCCGAACAAACACAAGGTACAGTTGTTAGTGCTGGTCCATATGTTGGCACGATTAAACAAACAATTGATAATACCTATGGCGGCAGATTACTTGTTTTTATTCCTGAGTTGGGCGGTGATCCTACAAATGTTAGTAGTTGGAAAACTATGCGTTATGCTTCACCATTCTATGGCGAAACAAACATTCAAGATGGCGGCGATTATAGTGGTAGTCCCCACACATATGGCATGTGGTTTGTTCCACCAGATGTAGGCAATCAGGTTCTTTGTATCCTATCGCAAGGTAAAGACTGGGATGGTTTTTGGTTTGCTTGTATTCCAGATGTGCCCTCTAACCACATGGTGCCAGGTATAAGTGCGCCAGTAGATGGCAGCAGCCAATCGCCAGTTGTTGATGCATATATTGATCAAACAACAGCAAGTAGATTATCAAATATTCACTCACTGCCAAAACAAGTTCATACTATTCAACAACAAATTTGGCAAACACAAGGTTTGCTAAACGATAGCGACCGTGGGCCAGGCACCAGCAGTTCACAGCGTGAAACGCCAAGCAGCGTATTTGGTATATCTACACCAGGTCGTCCAATAAAATCAACCGATCCTGACCTTTATGCTGATCCAGAAAGCAATGGTTCAAGCACAGTATCACAAATATTAGGTGTTCGTGGACGCCAAGGCGGTCATACATTTGTAATGGATGATGGTGATGCCCAAGGCAATAATCAAATGATGCGTTTGCGCACAGCAACTGGTCATATGATTATGATGAACGATACTAAAGGTTTTATCTATGTTATCAATAGCAAAGGCACTGCTTGGGTTGAAATTAACGCAACAGGCGATATTAATGTTTATGCACAAAGCAATCTTAATATTGAAGCTAAAGGTGGTATGCAACTTGAAACTCAAGGTGCCTTAAAAATTCATGGCAAAACAGTAGATATTGTTAGTGATGGTGCATTTAATATACAAGGCACGGATATTAACGTACTTGGCAGTGGCAATACTAAAATTACTGGAAAAACAAGCTTACATCTTAAAGCTAAAAACACATATCTTACTGGCGATAGTTGCATCCAAATTAAAAGTGATGGTCATATTGACTTAAAAGCAACTTGTCATACAATTAATACTGCTGATGCTACAAAAGCAACGGAAGCTGGACCAGCATCATCACCAAGCAATATGCCAACAGCAGAACCTTGGACTGGACATAAATCACCAGCCGCCCCAACAAGTCAACCTGGTTATGGACAACAACAAGGGCTTCCGCCATCTAATGGCAATAATAGCAGCAGTGCTGGACCGTATGGTGCTGCAAACAATTTTGGTAGTTCAACTGTTCAACAAAACTATGGACCTATGACCAATAATGTGCCACCAGTTGTTTATAACGATAATATAATCACAAGTGCAGGCCAAGGAAGCCAAGATGCAAACACTTCACCACCGCCGCAACAACCTGGTGTGAGTTATCTTGTAAGTGGAGCCATTGCTGGCGCAATTGCTGGCATTGCATTTGGTACAGGTGCAAGATTTGATGTTACCCAACTATCGCCTGGCAATAATAGTAATATAAATTATACTACTGGTGAATTGCAAAACAATCCAGGCAATCTTCCATATAACACAAGTGATACATATGCTATTGGATTTGCACATAATTTAGCTGTTTATTCACAACCAGAACAAGGTATTGCCGCCCTTGCTACTTTATTCCAGAACTTTAACACAAGCACATCGGTCATGTGTATTGATTTGATTACAAAATATTTAAATGCACAAACAAATCAAGACCCAAATGTTATTAATATGACTCGTTTTATGAAAACTAATCTTGGTATTAATAGCACGGATTATGTAGCACTTACCGATCCAACTACTTTACTTGGTTGGGTATCAAGCGTTATTAGATATGTTCAAGGTGGACTTATCTATACATATGACCAAATGGTCAGTGGTTGTGCGTTAAGTCTTGGTATGAGCAATACAATGTTCTTAAATGCATTGCAACCAATAAATCAGCCATGGCAAAATAATGGCGCAACCAATCAATATAGTGGCTTTGTTAATCCAGCAACTACATCAAGCATTACCAACAATGGCAGCAGTCCGCTACAACAAATAGCTACTCGTGTAATAAGTGGTGTATTGGGTAATGCAATAGGTCAAGCCTTGCGTGGTGGCAGCAGTAACCAACAATCATCAAGTGCTGGTCCTTCACAAACTATAAATGCTGCAACAAACGGTGCAACAGAAACTGATAATAGCGGTTACCGTGATATGAAAGCTACTACAAGTCAAACTTATGGTGGATACAGTGGCATACCAAGCACAACAGTTGTAAATTCTAATGGTTCATCTAATCCAACTCAAACCTATTATGATCCAACAACTGGACGAGTTATTAACGGCGGAACACCTGCTACAAATACTAATGCAGCAAACACACCACCAGGCGAATCTTATTATGATCCAAGAACTGGTCAAGTTATAACAACAACCGCATCACCTTCTGGCGACGGTTCGGTAACACAGACTGCACAACCAGCAGGCGACTCACAAAGTGCACTATATCAACAATCGCTTCCAGATACTTCTTTTACTCCAATTAACAACTATAGTTTTGCAAGTGGTTACAATACTACTGCTCAAGCAAATTATAATACTTCAACTACTGGTTTTGCTACACTTCAAACACCATCAAATCCTATTACATATAATAGTCAAACACTTAATGCAACCGAAGGAAACAATACCAATATAAACGGACCTAATACTGTAAATGAAGTAAGTAATTATAGTTTTGCGAGTGGTTATAATACTACCGCTCAAACTTATAATAATACAAATACAACAGGATTTGCGACATTACAGACACCGCTGTCAGATACAACAGCAAATCGTGATTATACCCCAAATCCTGATACATCAAATGTTCCACTGCCACCAGTGCGTCCAACTGATGCTGTTCCATTGCCACCTGTTCGTCCGCCTGATGCTGCACAAACACCAAGTGATTCAGTAGTAAACACTAATCAAGCAAATAATGAAACAATAAATGCTGCACAAGGCAATAATCCAGCGATTACTGGAAGCCCACCTTCCACAGGCACAGGCGGTCAAACCGGCGCACAAACTGCACCTGGCGGTAGCGCAGATACTGGTGGTGCTGGAAAGAGTTGTTAAATACATCATGGCTCTATATAAAGGTTACAGTAGTGTAAATCGTGATTTTGGTCCTTTTAATATCAGTGATAATGATCTGATAGTTCAAGACCTATTAAATCATTTAAGTATTCGTAAAGGCGAGAAACTTCACAATCCTTCCTTTGGAACTATTATATGGAACAGATTGTTTGATCCGCTTACACCAGCACTTCAATTAGAAATAAAAAACGATATTGATGCTATTATAAAATATGATCCACGATTTAATATTGTATCGCAAACTGTTGTGCAAGAATCGCCTGATGGTCGTGGTTTAATATTAAATTTTAGTCTAAGTTTTGCAACTGATAACAAGATAGCTGACCTTCAAGTATTATTTGATAAATCTAGCAATCAACTTTACGTTCTATAATAATAGTCGCATATTATAGATAAAATAAATACTTTGAGGTTTATAATGGCTACTAATTCTCGTCAAACAAATATATTCGCTGCTGAAGATTGGAAAAAGGTTTATACAACCTTTTCTAATGCTGACTTCCAATCTTATGATTTTGAAACTCTTCGCAAAGTCATGGTTGACTATGTTAAAACATATTATGCAGAAGATTTTAATGACTTTATTGAAAGCAGTGAATATGTTGCGCTATTAGACCTTATTGCATTTATGGGTCAAAGTGTGGCATTCCGCACAGACCTTAATGCTCGTGAGAACTTTCTTGACACAGCAGAACGCCGTGATAGCGTCCTGAAACTAGTAAAACAACTTAACTATGTTCCTAACCGCAACGTTGCTGCAAGTGGCTTGCTTAAAGTGGTTAACATAAGCACAACAGAAAATATCTTTGATATTAACGGAACAAATTTAAGTCGTGTCACTGTAAATTGGAACGATGCTAATAACCCAAGTTGGGTTAGCCAATTCACACAGATTCTTAATGCAGCTATCAGCAGCAGCACAAAGATTGGCAAACCATTTGCAAGCAAGAAGATTAACGGTATACAAACAGAACAGTATAATGTTGCTATTCCAAATACTATTCTACCTATTTTTGCTTTTAATAGCACCATTAATGACATTAATACAGATTTTGAAATTGTAAGTGCCAATATTACTAATACTGATACTATCAGCGAATATGATCCAGGCACCCGTGGTCAATTTGGTATGGTTTATCAA